ATGGCGCAGAGCCTGTTAAGTGACGCTGTTAAGTGGGTTGAGACTGCAAACGCGCATGATCATGAATTTGTTACGTTACGCATTGATAAGGCTATGGCGCTTGTTGAGGCCGTTCAGGTGAAGAAAATTAACGACAGCGTTAAGAAATCTGACAAAGACCGCAAAAGCATCTAGATTCTGTTTTAACGCGTTACGCGTTTCAGTGTCACAGGGAGGAGCTAAACACACTTAGGCGATCAAGTGTGATGGGTATTAAACCGGGCGATTTTGGCACCAAAGCCGCAGACCAGCGAGAGCACTCCCGCGCTTTCCGCGATGATGCGGAGATAGTCACGCTCAAGGCGATGATTATCGAAATGCGCAAAGCGGGTATGCTTGCGCCCGGAAAGAAACCCACAGCCCGCGATTTTGAACGGTTCGCCGCGTTCCAGACGGCACAAAGCGCCATGCTCAAAGGCGCAATGCTCACTAAAGACCTTTCCGCGCTGGAACAGTTAGGCGGGTTAGGCGGTCTGGTTGTTACCGTTCTCACTGACCCCAAAGCGAAAGCCACGCAGAAAGCCTACGCCATGCAACAGGCCGGGCAAATCTACAAACTTGCCCCGACGCTGGTTAACGGCGGTTATGCCAAAGAAGGCGACCCCGAAAACATCCTTGTCGTGCCTGATGCAGAGCTTGACGAAATCGCCCGCGATTTGGGGGGCGACGTATGACAACGCTTTCCCGTGCCGACTTCACCACCCGTGAATACCGCGACAAAATCCGCAGTGTGGCCCGCATGATTTGCCGCACCGGGCTGGATGCGATGCGCAAACACTGGCACGTCATAAACGCCGCCCGTCACCTCCGCGCTTATCACCGCATAGACCTGTTTACCCCCTACGATTATCAGGCCCGATGGTTCGCCAGTGGCGCAAACTACAAATTACGCCTCCTTTCAGCCGCTAACCGTATCGGCAAGACCTACAGCGCCGCCTTTGAGTTCGCATTACATGCCACAGGTGACTATCCGTCATGGTGGCGCGGGTTTGTCTGCCCTGACCCCGGCAAAACCACCACAAACGTGTTGTGGGCGATTGGTGTTTCCGAAGAAAGCACCCGCAAAGTGCTGCAAAAAGAGCTGTTAGGCACAGCCGATGCCCGCCGCGCACATGAGATAGGTACGGGCGCAATTCCCCGTGAGTGTATCGACTTCTCAAGCCTCGTCACCTTCCGCGAAGTGGTGAAATCCGTCCGTATCTGGCACAAATCAGGCGGGCAATCGGAGATCCATTTCTACAGCGCCACGCAGGACGAGGCCGTATTGATGGGGCAGGCTATCGTTTTTGCATGGATTGACGAGCAAAGCCCGGATGAAATTTCCCTGGTAGCACAATGCACCACGCGCACCACCACCACAGGCGGCGTGGTTGCCGTCACCGCAACGCCTGAGCTTGGCGTGACCGACTTTTACGCGCAGTGCAAAGACGACAAAACCGGGAAAATCTATTTCCAGAACGCCACGTGGTACGACTGCCCTCACTTTACGCCTGAAATCATTGAAGAAATGTTAGCGCGTACCCCGTATTTTCAGCGGAAAATGCGCTCGCTTGGTATTCCTGTCATGGGCGTTGGCGCGATTTACCCGTACAGCGACGAGGAAATCACCTGCGCCCCGTTTGCTATCCCTGATAGCTGGTCAGTCATGGCGGCGCTGGATTTTGGTTACAGCGGCATTTCCGACCCGTCAATTATCCTGTTTATCGCCTACAACCCGGAAACCGACACCCGCTATGTGTTCGGAGAATGGTCTTCCGAAATGGACAGAGATGCATACGCCAACAGCCATTTGCCTGACTATATGGCCCGCAAAATCACGGGCGATGCCCCGGACGACTGGACACAGAACAGCGGCAAACCCGCCAGCGATTTTGACGCACTCGCATTGCCTGGCGTTGTCGTCAAATCCCCCCATGACGGCAACGGCATACAACCCGGCACGCAGCAGACCCGCGCCGAAATCATGCGCAAGGTTGGCGCGAACGTACACCCGCAGCTTTTCGAAATCCCGCCCGACCTTCTCCCGCTTGAAAACAATAAGCGCAGCCTGACGGGTTCAATTGCCCTTTGTGCGCAGTGGTTCAAAGACGGCAAGTTGAAGATTTTCACCTCATGCGTGGAAACCATGCGCGAATTGCGTTTGTACCAGTGGCAGAAGAAAGGCCAGCGCAGCGAACCGGGCGATAAAGACAATCACTTTATGGATGCCATGCGCATTGGGGCGATTCGCGTCAGTTATGACGGCGACTACATGATCGCCGCCCGTTTGCCCGTGTCGCAGGAATACCACGACGAAAACGCATTCATTGCTGACATGGGGGCATTTGACTTATGACCGACCACGCCGCGCTTTTCAGTGAAATCCAGCGCCACCACGACGCAGCCGTTGAGCGTCAGGACGAGCTAAACACCCGCTATACAAACGCGTGGGGCTTCTACCGTGGGGAGTTGCCGGAGATTAAGCAACCCGGCGACCTTCCCGCCCGCAAAGTGATGTGGGTAGCGTTCGAAAGTATTTACCCGTCGCTGGTTGCCCTGTTTACCGATGCGCAAAAATCCCCGGTCATTTTCGATAGCGACGGCCCGCAAAACAGCAAGATAGCGATTGCCGTCACGAAGGCTATTCACACCGCCGCACTGAAAATAGACGGCTTTTATCGCACCATCATGGAAGCGGTCAAAGAGCTGTTAATTATCGGCAATCAGGTTGCACTCGTTGGCTATGACTCCCGCCAGTATGAAAGCGATAAACACACGTTCACTGATGCGCCCGTGCAGGAGCTGGCAGACATAACCAACGCGCTGATGATGGACGGCTACCAGATTGACAAGGATTTAACCTTCGATACCGACGACAAAACCGTAAGCGGCTGGATTCAGGGTAAGCGCGAAGTGCGTTTCCCGGTCATTAAGCTGATCCCTTTCAAAGATTTCTATTTGCACCCGAAAGCCACGGATATTCAGGGGGCGCTTTATTGCGCCTACAGCGAAGAAATCACCGTCGCGGAAGGTATCGAACGTAAATACCCTGAAAAAATTCTGCTGAAAGGCGAGCGCGTGGACACCAACACCGGGCGCAGCATGGACACCGCCATGATGGTCACGGGCAACATGAACGCCGAAGGTGAGCAGTTTGATACCCGTTCAACCGTGAGCAATTACAACAATCTTGTGACCATTTACCACCACTACTGGAAAGGTGCGTACAACAGCAAAAAATTAGCGCTTCATCACGTCACCGCGACCAGTACGGAAATTATCAGCGTGGAAACCGTGGATTATTGCCCGCTGGTATTGGGGGGAATGTCGATTGTGCCGGGTAGTGCGTGGAGTGAATCCATATACGACTATTGCAAATCTTCCCAAATCAGCACCACCCGCGCCCGCCGTGCCATTCAGCGCACCGCCGACAATGCCGCTTATCCTGAGCTGGAAGTGCAGGACGATCTACTCAAAGCCGACACAAAAGCGAACCTCAATAAGCGCGGGCCGGGGATGATTTACCGGGTTAAAGCCGCTGGCGCGATCCAAAAGATTCAGGCGTCTGACGTGTCGAACGCCATGAAAATTCTGAATGATGAACTGAATCAGGATGCGGAAACCGTCGTTCAGGGGAGCGCCGGACAGGCGCAGACACTGGAGGAAAACGGGCAAGCGTCGGGCGTTGCGGTGGCACTGACGCAGGATAAGCAGGAGCTGAACGAAAGCCAGATAGCCAAATGCATTGCCGAAACGTTCCTCAAGCCGATTTACCGCATTTTGTTACTGGTGATGCAGGAAATCGGGAACACGGTTCCGGTGGAGGGGATAGACCTTCCGTTTAAAGCTCTCCGCGCTGATTTGGGCCTGAGTATCGACGTTGAAACCCCGTATGACCGCGCCAACGCCGCCGCCAACGTCAAACAGGCGTATGAAACCGCCGCGCAGCTTGGCACGCTGCCCGCCAACGTGCAGGGCGATAACAGCTACAACATTTACGCCGACTATTTCAAAGCCGCCACCGGGCAGGAAGACGTTTCACGCTACATCACCCCGCCTGACCAGATGCCGCAGCCGTCACCGCTGGAACAAAAAATCCACGCCGTTATTGCCGCGTGCCAGCTACGCGCCACCATCGCACAGACGCAGCTTGCAGAGGCGAAAGTCAACGATATGACCGCCGACACGCAAAACAAGCTGAACGAGGCCGCAAAAACGCTGGCAGACCTTAAAAAAGTGCTTTCAGACATAGAGATAGCCAGAGGCGAGCTTGAGATTGACCGTATGCGCCTTGCGCTGGAGGCCGAACAGCAGAAAAGCGACGAGGCCAACGCGCTGACCGAAAACGCCATAGCGCAGGAACAGGCCGACACCGAAGCCGCCAACGTGCTGACCTTCACACCAACCAACGGAGCAAATAACTGATGGGTGCAGAAGCAAAAGCAGTGACACACGCCACCACAGGCGGCGAGAGCGCAACCACGCAACAGGCAGGGGGCGGAAATGGTCAATCCATTACAGCCGGGTTTGACGTTACACGGGCATTTTTTGGCGGTGAAGGAGCGCAGCCAGACCACGAAAGCGCAGAAAGCGGCGCAGAATCATCACCTGAAATCACAGAGGGAGCCGCCGCCGATCCCGCCGCTGGAAGTGGCGCAGAGAATGCGGGCGATCCTGAATCAGAAACAAGCGGAGATAGCGGCGAAATCTGGCAGTTCGACGGAACCGACTACACCGCCGAACAAGTGAGCGATGCGCTCAAACAGCGCGGCATGTATGAGCGGTTTAACCAGACCATTACCCCGCTTATTCAGAACGTCAACAGTTATGAAGAAGTGGCCCGCCGCCTTTCCGTCATGGCGCAGACCGAGGCCGAAAAAGAGATAGCCGAGCTACAGCGGGCGCTTTCATCCGGGAAACTTGAATCCCGCGAATACCAGCAGGCGCACGTCCAGCTAACCCGCGCCCAACAGCGTTTAGAAATCCTCAATAACGCCGCCGAGCAGGAAAGTGCACAGCGTCAGAAAACGCTGACTGAGGCCCGCACCCATAACGCCCGTCAAATCGGCGTGGGCCTGATTAAATCGGGCTGGACAATGAACCAGATAAACACCGCACAGGCGCTGGCGCAGGAGTTTATGACCCCGGAACAGTTTGCTGACTCACTGAGCACCGGGCTAATGGAAGTGCTCAAAGATGCCGCTGAATTACGCCAGATGAAGGAAAAAAGCGCCGCAGAGCTACGCAGCAAAGCCACGAAAGCGGTGAAGGTGAACAACGGCGGCAAACCCGCGCCCGCGCGTGCGGTGAAAGGTTCCGGTATGGGTTCATCCGACTGGATTTCTAAAAACTTTTGGGGGCGCTAAATCATGGGCCTGACAAATTTCAGAATTGGCGGCGGCGGTTCCAGCGCCAGCACAAGCACCAGTAGTAATACATCGAGCTGGTTAAGCGGGCTGATTGAGCCAATCGTGACCGACTTCGTAAACGGTAATCCGACCATTGATTACATCGATTCGAATGTAGCGGGCATGACCCCGGCAGAGCAGGCCGCATTAGCCGCCTATGGGGGCGGGGGCAGTATTGATGCGGGTAAACAGATTGCCGGGGCGGGCGCGGGGCTGGTGAGTGACAGCGTAAGTGCCATACAGGGGCTGTTAAACGGCGGCGCGGTGAACCAGTTCAAAGGCGGCGTGTCGGGGCTGTACAACTCCGCAGGGGGCTTTCTCGATGAGCAGAACGCGGCGATTCAGGATTCAGTTTATTCGCAGATGGGCAGTCAGTTCGGACAGACGGCGCAAAGCAATATGGCTTCGACTTCGGTTGCGGGTAGCAGCGCGGCGCAAAACGCCACCAATTCAGTTTTAGCCAGCGGCGCTAACAGCATGGTGCAGCAGGAAGCGGCGTTATCGCAAAAAGTGCTGGGCGCGTCAGTGGGGATCACAGGTAAAGCGATGGGCGGGGAAGTGGGCCTGATAAACGAGCTGTTAGGCACAGGGGGATCGCTCGCCAAAGCGGGCGCAGGTATGGCGGCAAAAGGCACGGCGAACCAGTTTAAGGCGGGCTTGTTTGAACAGTATTTCAATCAGCAGGTAGACAACAACAACCGCAAAAACGCGATGGTGAACGGCAATATGGACTGGATCAACATGGCGGCACTGTTAAACGTGGTACTGCCTACTGCCGGAATTGATACCACCACCACGGGCAGCAGCAGCACGTCAACGGGCCACCACGGCCTGAGCATCTAAGGGGGCGTTTATGGGATGGTCTGACATCTGGAACAGCACAGAAAACCTGTTTGGCATGGGCGACGATGCAAAGCAGCCCGCAGCGGGGCAGAGCGTCGGTGCGGTTCCTGCCAGTGACCCGGCAGTTATGGCGGGCGTTGCCCCTGATGATGTGGCAGCGATTGACGGAGCCGCACCCGCCACCGTGGGCGCGAGTAATTCCGCATGGTGGGAAAAGCCGCTCAAGCAGATGATGCCAATGATCATGGGCGCGGCCCTTCATCCCGGACAGACACCCCGCGCACCCGCCGCACCGGGCGGGCATGGCGTGAGTGCTAACAGCAGCGGCGAGCTAAAGACGGTTGATGAACTCCGCAGCACGGCGAACAACAACCCCTTAGACGACCTGAACAAATGGGCGGGGCTGTTTAAATGAAACTTGAAACCCGGTTCCAGCAGATGCGCGACGGGTACGACAAACTGAGCGCCCGCCTGTTACCCGATAGCGACAGCGGCGACGGCCCGGACATATCGCCGGAGAAAATGCAGTGGGCCAGACAGGAGGGGTTCAACCCCCATTACAACCCCAACAGCGACGATGTGATCTGGACACCGACCCCCAAACCTGCCTACACGATGCCGAACAATCAGCGGTTGCAGGGTTCTATGTCGCCTGAGCGCATGGCGGAAGTTTACCCGGCATTTGCCACCAAAAAAGACCAGATAGACCCGGTGTTATCCGAGATATGCCAGGCGGCTTTAGACGGCAAAATCACGCAGCAGCGGGCGCAAGAGCTGGTGATGCAACTGGCGTTAGACACCTACAAAGACGCATGGCAGGGCAAAGCCACAGGAGCCAGCAAAAACGCGGCGAACTTTGACCAGTCGTTAGAGGGCGCGAGCAAAACCAACCGAATAGCGGGGCAATAACGATGACCGATGCAAAAATAATCCCACTCCACCGCGAGCCGGAAAGTAAGGATAACGCGGAAGTGATCACCCGGTTAACTGAGGCGCTGGCCTATGCCCGAAACGGCAAGGTATGCAGTATCGCCATTGTCATGATGGCTGATGATGGCAGTGTCTGCGATACCTGGCACGCAGTCGGACGGCCCTATCTGATGGCGGGCGCGTTAGAGGCGCTTAAATTCGATTTCATCACGGCGAACATCGAGCAACGTTAACGGGGCATATCATGGCGCAGACCGCATTACAGGATCAGAAGCAGAACGAACAGGCCGCAAGCGGGCTTGAGGCTGCGTTACCCGTTGCCATTGATACCGGAACGACAATCCCGCCGTTTTACCAGCAGAACCACATCAGCGCCGAAATGGCGAAAAACCCACAAATCACGCCGCCGTCAGAGGGCGAGATACATAAACAGATGTGGGTTAGCTCGATGATGATGGGCTTAATGGCTTCGCTCGCTACGGGTAACGTTGCCGGGGGCATAGTGGGCGGGATGTGGGCCGCAATTGGTGTACACGATTACGGCAATTCCTTGCGCCAGCGTTCGCAATATATCGACCAGCTAAAGGGCGACGGCTACAGCTTCCCGGCAATCCTCAAATGGTACGAGGACGGCGACAGCAAAGAGCTGGATAAAGAGCGTACTGATATGTTGCAGCGTGACCGTATGGCGCAGCAGGACGCGCAATTTAACACCCGCATGAACCAGCAGGATAAACAGTTTGAAGCCCGTCAGGCGTTGCAGGAGTCGGAATTTGGTCAACGCATGGCGATGCAGGGGGCGCAACTGGCGGCAGCAGAATCCCGTTTTGAACGCTCGCAAGCGGGAATGGATCGCCGCACCACCCATGCTGAACAAACGCAAAATCTGGCACAGGCACGGCAAGCGCTACGGGAAACACAGGACACGTTTAAAGGCGCGAAAGCCAAACAGTATTACATGCAAATGTCGCTACGCAGTACGCACAATCTGGAAGATGCGATTAAGCACGGCGACAAAGCCGCAGCGGCAGCGGCCTATAACGAAGCCCGTTCAAGTCTTGCGCGAGCCTACGCGGGAGGCAACGCCACGCTGACAGGCGATCAGCTGAATGAATTTTCAGGAATGCCCGCATGGTCTGACAGCAAAATGAACTCACTGAATCTTGCGGTTAACGGGATGCCGACACAATTAGCCGTCGATACGCTGAAATCTTCCGCTGTACAGGGCATGGCTAACGAAATATCGACCATTAAGCAGCAGGGGGGCGAGGCGTATAACAATTTCATTTCGCAAGGCTATGACCCTGAACAGGCTGCAACGCTGACGGCGCACGCGGTACAGGGTACTGGCGTTGGCAATGTTGACTGGCAGAACGAAAGCAAAACCGCCACCGGGCAGGAGACACCGCAACAGGATAAGACCCCGGACAACAGCACCACCCCGGCAACTGTTAACTGGAATGACCTCAAATGATGAATGTCACCCTACCCAATGGCACGGTTATCAATAACGTACCTGATGGAACCAGTAAATCAGATGTTGCCCGAATGGCGATAAAAAACGGGCTGGCGAAACCGTCCGATTTTCCGGGGCTTGGCCTGCCTGAATCTGACGGATGGGCGAAAACGCTTACCTCAAAGCCAGACCCTAACGGCGGTTGGGCGGCGTTTGGTAAAAGCGCCATTCTGGATATGTCAGAAGCCGGGGATCGCTTGCGCCACTGGTTAGGCGGCAGCGACACCGCAGACGAAACGCGCCAGATGAAAGAAGCCCGCCACAGAACGCAGGAGGCCGCAGGTTTGCACCCTACCGCCGCGAAAGCGGGAGAGATAGCGGGAACGCTTGCCCCCATGCTGGCAGGATGGGGAGCAGGTGAAGCGCTTGCCCCTGAAATAGCCGGAACGGGTATCTGGTCACGCGGGGCGAATTTGCTGGCTAAGGGGGCGGCGGGTTCCGTTGGTTCACAACTGGCAGAAGGTGAGTCACCAACCGCAGGGCAGACCGCAGAAGATGCCGCCGTTAATGCCGCCGTTGTCACCATGCTTGGCGCACCCGGTAAAGCCATGACGATGGTTAAAAACCTGATAGGCCGACCCGATGCACAGATAATGCAGGATGCCGCCACGCTGGGTGTTAAACCGTCACTGTCAACGGTGACAGGCAGCAAAGCTATTCGTGTCGCGGAAGATATGTTAACCAAACTACCCGGAGGTGCTGGAGAGATAGAGGGCGCTCACGCTGATGAATTTAAGGCGATAGATCGCTTTATTGGAGAAATGGCAGACGGTACGGGGCGCACTGGCGACAGTACGCAACTAGGTGAGGAAATTAAGCGCGGGTTGACCCGCTTCACGCAGGATTTCACCGACAAAAGCGAAAAACTTTATGATCAGCTATGGCAGGAAATCCCCAAAGGCCAGCGCATTAAAACGGATAATTTTCAAGGGGCTTTGGAGGCAATAGCCAATCGCTGGCAGCGTGACCCGCAGTTAAACAGCATCTTAGGCAATAAAACGGTAAATGAGCTTTTACAGGCTATTACAGAGCGCCCGATTGACCCGGAAAAGGCAGACATTATTTACCAGGTAACGGGCGAAGCCGCGCCCAAAGCAGAGAAAGCGCAACCCCTTACCGTTGATTCAGTCAAGGCGTTACGTTCACGTATTGGCGCATCACTGGATGATCCTGCACTACTGAGCCGCGACTTAGAAGAATCAGACCGCAACCAGCTTTATGAAGCACTGACCAAAGACATTGAACAGGCCGCAAACCAGAACGGCGATAAAGCCGCGCGAGCGTGGAAGCGGGCTAATGGTTACTGGCGGGCAGGGCGTACCCGCATTGATGATTATCTGAATCCGATATTCCGGGCTAATACGGGCGATAACATTTACCGCAATATCTTTGGCGCAACAAACAAAAAACTAACGGCACTTTCACCGCAGCGGGCAATGGTCTTGATGCGCTCGCTACCTGATGAAGTTGCCGCCAAAGTGCGCGGAGAGGTGATCGCCCGCCTCGGTGAATCGTCATCGGCTAAAGGTGGGAAATTCTCGCCCGATACGTTTGTGACAAACTGGGGCGCACTCCCTGAACGGAGTAAGCGGGCGTTGTTCGCTGATGCGATAACCAGAGAACAAATTGACACATTGGGGCGATATTCCAGCGCATTAAAAGACCTCGGCAGAGTCAGAAACTTTAGCAATACCGCCTCGCATGTGGTGCTTGGCTCTATGGTGTATCACGCCCTTGTCAGCCCGATAACGGGAATACCTTCACTTGCGGGCGTTGTCGGTGGTTCCAAAATTACAGCAAAACTGATGAACAACCCCAAATTCATTGAATGGCTTGCCAGCACGTCAGGCAGTGCCACCGACACCGAGCTAAAACGCAATGTCGCGCGACTGGTAGCGATTTATTTTGCGCACCCTGATTTACAGGGCGACATAAGCGACTACGCGCACAGCTTCCCGGAGACACCCTAAAACAGATTCGATGTAGTACCCCTAAGTGACACAAGGATGAGCAAAACAATTCAGCGTTGCGAGTGACAAAAATGGCTACTGAATTGAATTCCTATGAGTTAAACGGCGTTAAAGAATCCATTGCTGACTGGATCAGCAACATTTCCCCGCGTGAGTTTGTCTATCAGTCGATTATCGGCAAAGGTAGCACCACACAACCAAAATTCGAATGGCAAGTTGACTACGACGAAGCCGTAGACCCCGCCAACGCCCTTATGGAAGGGTTCGAATTCTCCGAGCTGGACGACGGTTTTATTCCTACCACTGTTTTGACCGGGTACACCCAAAAAATGGGGAAATCCGTCAAAGTCACAGGTGATGCTGATGCGCAAAGTGCCTGGGGCCGTGGTAAAGAGTCGAACTATCAGGCCACCAAAAAAGCCCGCGCATTAAAACGTGATCTTGAATACGCGCTACTGAACAACGGCGCGAGCGTGGCAGAAGTGAAGGGCGACACCCCGCGCATGTTGGGCGGTTTTCAGTCGCTTGTTAGCTCAATTGATGGCGGCGCAACCATCACCGAAGACCCGCTATCCGGTACAACGACCTTTATCGAGGCCGCTGGCGACCAGCCAACCAGTGAGGAAATTTTAGGGTTAATGGCGGCATTGTGGGAAACGGGCGGCGTGCCCGAAGTGCTGATGTGTTCAAACACCATGAGCGGCATCATTAGCGGGATGCAGGAGGAAGGGAACAAAAATCGCATTTTCGAAAACACCGAAAAAATCACCTATGAAGTGAACACCATCACCGACCCGTTAGGGCAAACGGTGAAAGTGGTGTTTAACCGCCATATGCCCGCCGATACGGTTTACATTTTCAACCCGGACGACTGGCAGATAATCATGTTCCGCGCCCCGCAAACCGAGCTACAGGGCAAAAGCGGTGACTATATCCGCAGCGTGCTACACATGGATGTAGGCCAGCGCCACCGCAACCCGTGGGCGTCTGGTGTTCTCGCCCCAAAGCAGACTCCGGCGGCGGTACTTTCTGACGCCGGGGCTGTACAGGTGAGCACTGACGGCGGCGATACATGGGACACCACCTTTCCCGATGGTTTTTTAGTGGCAGGTTCCCCGGTTGATTTTACCGCGCGTATTGATCCCGATTCGCTCGACGAGTCGGATGATGGTTCCTACGAATATGATTTCATCATGGAAACATCCGGGGCGGGCGGCTTATCGCTGATCAACACTTCCCGCGATATAGCGCACATTACCGGAACCACGCCAGCAGACCAGGCGGGCTTAACGCTCACGGTTAACTGTACGGTGAAAGACAAAGCGGGCAATACAGCCGATGCGACAGCCGTTAGCGGCGACTGGGGCGACCCTGATTTGCTCGATACTCTCAACGCGGTTGATGACGCTGGCAGCGGCAAAAAATCACGTAAGAAAACCGACTAACCCACGCCCCCCGCGTGGGGGCTTTCCTATGGTGGCGATATGGCGCAGGATTACGACCAGCTAAAAAAAGACATTAAATCAATGTCAGGGCGCACCGACTCCGACACGATAAACAGCATTCCGTCATTCATTGAAGCGGCGCAGACGCAGCTTGATTCCGTGCTGAGAATCCCTGCGATGATGAGTAGCGAAACCTATGAAAAAGACGGGCTAACCCTCCCTCTTTCATACATGAGCATTGATAACGTGGTGATTGGCACGTATGAGGCGGTCATGTTTCCCCTGGCTGATGTACTGGCAAAGCGGCGCATTAACAACAACAGCGCCTTTTCCATGTATTACGCGGTCAACGGAAACAACATTGAGCTGGTCATACCCGAAGCCGTGACCGTCACGGGCTATGAAAAGCCGCCACGCCTGAGCAACGGCAACCAGACAAACGCGTACACCACGGGTGCATATAACGCGATTTTGTGGGCTTCCCTGTCATTTTTGGGCGTGTTCACCCGCGACACAGAAGCGGCGCAGAGCTGGGGCGCACTGGCTGAACGTGAGATTCAAAATCTGAATGATGCGCGTGACAGCTTCCATACAGCGGGAGGGCTTGCCAGTGAATCAGCCCGATACCTCTAAACGGGTTTTATTCTGGCTGCGTTTCATCGGGTTCGGCGGGCTGGCGACCATCGCCGCCGCCGCTATCACGGTAAGCAGAATGCAGATTGATAACCAGAGCAATATCCGGGCGCTGATGCAGCAGCAGAGCAAAGCCGCGCAGGATCTGGAGAAGCTAAACGCCGCAGTGATTGACGTTAGCGACCGTTTGCACGTCCAGCAGTACCGGACGGCAGAGGCCGAACGCCGCATAACCACGTTAGAAGGGGGCAATCATGCCACTGGAAACCGCTGAATACTTCGACACGTTGCAGCCTGACTGGCCTTTAGGTACTGACCCGGAATCACAGGGCGACGATCATCTACGCATGATTAAGCAGGTGATTCAAAACACCTTTCCCGCGTTTAATTCCGCAGTGCTGGGTACAAGTGACGATCTCAGTAATGTGTCAGTAGGGGTTCTTTATAGTCCTGCTGATGCAGAACAAACATTACCATCCAGATTTGACATGCTAACACCGGGAAGCACTGATTCAGACCCTCACGCCGCAGTATTGGCGCTAACATGCAGTGCGCAGATGATGACCACGCACCCGAATATTGTGCCAACGTGGGCGGCAATTCAGAACCTGATTTACCCGCAAGGTAGCGTGATTATATCCAGCAACGCCGCAAACCCTGCAACGTATTTAGGTTTTGGAACATGGGCGGCGCGTATAGGTACGTTGTACGGAGTCGGTCAGATAACTGACGGGAACGGACTTAGCGCGGGTATTGGTGCGGGAGTGGTAGCGGGGGAGTGGCGTATAGGGAATAACCACATCATTGCCGCAGCCATCACTTTGGCAATGGATGCAGTAGCGCCGCATACGCATACCTACGACCAGACCAACACTGATAACGGACACTACGGCGATACCGGGTATGGCGGTACGCATAAAACAGGTACGTCTGGCAGCGGCGGCGGGCATACACCGACAGGGAAAGTAACCATCGGCGCAGGATCAGCCACTTCGGGGGATGTACATTACTCGCCGGGGTATGCCTTATATATTTGGGAGCGTACCGCATGACAAAGCCCGCCATAAGCCAACTAGGGGCCGTGGGGCTGATGCTCGACGGCGACCCGGCAATGTTACCGGATAACGCATTCACCGATGCGCTGAACGTCCGATTCAACGGGCGAGAAATCGCGCCCTATTACGGCAACCTGTTATCTAAATTTTATACAACCGATATTGATGGCGTTTACTCGCCGCTTGTCTGGTACTCAATGCAAAGCGTCATGTTTGACGGGTTTTCAGCACAAAGCCGCCTTTTGTTCGGTATTGGCCCCGCCACCGGGGAGGATGCGCAGGGTATGCAGATATGGCAGCAGACGCTACAAAAGGCCGATCTCGTGCCAATGGAGGCTAACGGGCTGGATGCGTGGGAGGACAGCCGCTGGAGCGTTTACAAAGGCCAGATTAATAATTGCCCTTATTTTGGACAGCAAACCGCCGCACCCGTGGGTAAACAGTACGACTGGACGGGATTTGATGCGCTGCCCGGCTGGGGAGAGCAAACGGGCGGGGATCAGGTTGTCGTAGACCGTCGCTGGACGTGCAAAAAGATAGTGGCTTTTGATAACCGTTTACTGATGCTCAACACCGCAGAAGAAAACACCGGGGGCGAGGATGTGCCTTATCCTACCCGTGTCAGATGGTCAGGGTTCGCGCAGGAAAATGCATTCCCTATTAACTGGGATGATACCGCCGCCAACCGCACCCCGGAAGATTACGCCAGCGCCGTTATTGACGGGTTCGCGGGCTGGCAGGATTTGAGCAGCGCGAGCCAGATTATTGACGCGTGCGAAAACGGCGGCACGCTGTACGTTTACACGGAGCGTGAAACCTACACCATGACCCCCAGCGGGAACGATCAAAGCCCGTTTGTCACCCGTGTTTTGTATTCGGATTTGGGCTGCGTTGATATTAACTGCGTTATCAACGCCCACGGCTACAACTACGTTTTCAATGGTTCCGACATCGTGCGCCATGATGCTGTTTCATGGGTATCAATCGCAGATGAGTACGTGCGCGACTGGTTAGCGGATTACGTCAAAGACCATATGACCGGACAATGCCGCCTGATTAACTTCCCTGAACTTTCTGAAATTTGGGTGATGCTGTACGGCACTGACCAGACAGAAGGGGAATACGCCAAAACCATTACGCTGACATACAACTACCTCAAAAAGACCTGGAGCAAAAAAACACTGCCATTCATTAACGATGCGGATTTTTGCCAGATGCCGCCAGATGAGCAGGCGATTACATGGGATAGCAACGTTACGGAATGGGATAAAGAGAAAGCCGTATGGGGCGGGGCTGACATACGCACAGCGCAGGGTACGTTAATTGGTTGCTGTCAGGCCGGGGGGATTTACCTGTTAAATTCCAGCTTTACCGAAGCGCGGCACATCTATCTGGGCCGCATATGGCGAATGACCGTGATTAATCTGGAGTGCTACGCAGAGCGCCGGGGCATGGAATTTGGGTTCGGTAACAGATTTATGATCACTGAGGCGGTACTCAACGGCAAGGGAACGGATAATCTGACGCTCAAGCTGGGCCGTTCCGACTGGCCTGATTCCGGTTATACCTGGCAATCTCAAATCTGTAACCTTACAGACCAGCGGCGTACCACATGGCGCATCGAAGGCGGGAACCACGCTTACCGATTGCAGTTTAGCGGCACAGGTTCGATCCCCGTCGCAATCACTTTCACCGTAAGAGAATCCGGGCGATGAAACAGAACAATCAACCAAAAAACCCGGCGGCCGGCGACGTGGCCACGACACAAAATTCTGTTTCCGGGCAAATCCGAATCGCTAAGGCCCGTCAGTTAGCCAACGCCGCCGAACGGGCTAAACAAGGCGCAGGGCGTAAGTCTATGGCAGCGGTTGCCACCACGCCCGCACAGAGCGAAATAACCAGCAAACCGCCGAATTTGTACCAGGTGACGCGCATCAATACCCCGGCAGACTTCCCGGAGGTGGCGCGGTTGTTGAGCCGTGAGCTAAACAAAATCGCGGAGAGTCAAAGCTACATTCTGACGCTATGGGAAAAGCTACGCGGGCAAGCTGGCGGGCAAGCTGGCGGGCAAGATTATGTTGATTTTAGCGTTCCCGTCGATTTCAGCGCCGGGATCACGATATACGGCATGGCAGGATTCAACCCTATACCGGAACAGATGCAAAGCGGCGGCACGGATTTTGATGCTGTACCGTTCGGCTGGTCTTTGATGGGAGCCACACCCACTAATGCGCCCGCAGATTATGACGGCTACGGCGTATCGTTTGCTTTTTCCATGCAGGGTACACGGGGTTATAAGACCATAAAGGAATTTACAGACAATGCGTTAACCGGGAGTACGTGGGCAATTCAGTTTGCGATAGATACCCATGCGGCGGTATGGATTCGAAACTTCACCAATACCGCGCCGTGGGCTGACTGGAAAACGATAGTCTAAAATGTGAGCACGGCAGGTTAATCAGGAAAGCCGCGATGATATTAAACTTGCGGTTTTATGGGGGGTGTATGAACGAAGAACAGGCAATGTGGAAAGTTGGAATGAAAAATTTCATTCAAATCATTGTTCATCTCGTATTAGCGGCGGGTGTTGTCATTTTTGGTGGAAACAACTCATCTCCGGCAGAAGCTACAGCCTTACTTGCAGGGGTAGTTTTGTTTTTAGGTCTGGAGGCTATACGTTTGGTGCGCATGAGTATGAACAAAAATCTGAAATTGAATATTCTTAAAAGCATAGAATATCAAAGGAAAAAACTAAAAGAAGAGCAAGGAATTGAAAAGTAAGAAGTGATGTGAGGCAAGGGGCTTTCGCCCCTTGTAGGAAAGTTCTAAGCTATACAACGATCATTCCATGAATCGCGATATATAATGTTTCCATCTGTATACTTCCATGTTATCGCCTCATAGCGCATTTCGAGTGTTTCCAGATGCGTGCTACTTAAACCATTCGGGGCTAGATACGGCGAAACAGTCGTAATTATAACGTTTTCCAGAATGATGTTGAAATACTCTACCTCGATACCAGCATCATTAATGCGATACATCTTGATGGTGGCTTTTTTCATTTTGCGGCCTTCACAAACGGCACGATACAAAACTGGCGTGGTTTGATCGAATTCTTTCACTATCACTATAGGGCGATGAACTCGCGTTCCGGTGAGCCTCCCCAGATTTGGATCTACGGGGATTGTTACGCCGTGAGAAAATGACTTTAATTCGATAGAGCCTAGACGGAGGGGCATTAAACAGCTACCAACAACAGGTGATCCGTTTTCATCTTCAAGCCATAAATACGCAGGGGTAGACATTTCAAACTCCTTGTAAATTAAATTTAATTAAGTGCGGTTTAAGGATTTTCACCATTTAATAAAAAACAGGACAATTAAGAAAAAAATAGGTATAGGCCATAAAGGGCCATTCGGGAAGAAGTGTAATAGGGCGAATGCGAATATGATTGTTACTACGGCTGGGCCGTAATACGAAACTAAGGATTTGAATATCCGCTTAAACAACCGTTTGATAAAATTCATCATGGTTATCTAATCATCCTTGTTATAATGTCGGCAATGTCACTATTTGATGAAGATAATTTAAACGCCTCAGCTCTCTCAAATAATGGCTCTACTAGAAAGTACATCATTTCAAGCTCTTGATGGTGCAGCGCGGCATAAAATGATGGGGCTTCATAATGAAGTCGACGCGCGCTTTCTGCTGCTTTCTGAACTACTCCATATATGCCGATTGCGCCGATAAGACTAGCCGATTTGCCTCCTACTAACACACTCATATCAAGGCTTAGATTCATACCTACAGCGACGGCCGATGCGACCGCTAACGCGAATCCAGCGTTCGTAAGAGAACTGGCAGCAATATGCACATTGACAGCCATTAGCTTTTTTTTGATACTTTCTAATTGATCTGATGTTTTGTATTTTAATATGTGTTCGAAGTATATTTTAAGCATCATATAGATAATATTTCGATGCTCAACTAGACGAGTTGCGCCCTTCATGAATCGAATGTCTTCGATCTTTTGCTGTTTGCATACATCTTGATATTCGTCAGTGAAACAGGAAGTATAATACAACGCACGTTGTGCGCCTGAACCTATCGTTTCAATCTGATTTGATACTGCATTTCCGACACCTTTTAGAGCATTATCAAGTTTTAGTGCGAGAATTTTATTGGATTGCAAATAACTTATTATTTCGTTGTTGTAGTACATAATCGCTCCGTGCTAATAGCCATTAATCCAGTGTGGAAATTGTAAAGGCAAATCATTGGCGAGTAAATGACCAATAACGGCCTGCGTGTTTTTGGTATACCCCAGCCCAACAGTAAAACCAACTTATCATAATTTTCCGGTTTGGTTTTTACAGGAATGACGGTGTGACAAAGCATAGTAAAACAAAGGTTAATGGGTGTTTTTCATCATTTAGCAGCAAAATTTCTATTGAGCAGTTGACGAGATTCGAAAATCTCACATATAAACAACATGTAAAGAATGAAAATGAATTGTTAAAATACTCATTCTTTAGGGCTAGTTGTGAGATAGCATCCAGATTTTAGCCAGTAAAACAGGTGGTTACATGTTAAGAAGCGCCGAGAGAGAGTTTTTAAACAGGTTTATTGGTTATCACTATCGGGTCTTAATCGGGATTTGCACGGAAAGCGGCTGCAAAGCCGATACCATCACCAAAAAGATAAACGAGCACAAGACAGAGCTGGGGAAGTTCAAAGCAAAGCCTTTAACTAACAAGGAATACTCCGCAATAAGTCGTCTTTTATACGATGTACGGTCAGACTATTTTGCATGGTGTAAAACCTACAACTTAGATCAAAAAATGATAGATAAATCATTAAAAACAATGATTATTCAATCTAAAAAAGTCACTTGTTAACAATGGGTTAGTGGTGACTTTTTTCATTTTAATCGGTCACAGGTTGAAATGGTTGCTTAAACTCATATGGATGCGTTTTTTATGCGCAGTGTTGCACCCGTGAAACGTTGAACAGGTGGAACCATGAGAACAGAGCAGATTAAGCGAATGCTTGCAGATTTAACGCCCGACGAGCTGGAAGAACTACGCGAATGGACATGTGGCAGCTATTGGGGGAACAAAGCAACCATTGATTTGATAGACGAGGAACGCGCCCGCCGTAACGAAGGGCAAGCGGAGCGATCATTGCCGGGGGAGTGTCACTGATGAAACATGATGCACCAGATTTTGACGTATACGCAGAGAACCAACAGCAGCGCGAAAACCTCCGCGAGTTGGTGAACGAGCTGGCGCACCTCGCAAAACGAGAGGGAGAGTTAGAAAGCCAGATTTACGCACTACGGGGCATGTGTGAGCGATTGCGGGCCAAAGTACAGGCCAGTGCAACCACGCAGACCGAACGCCGTTTCATTGCCGCATGTGAAAGCATGATGAACGAACACGGTGAAATCGTGTTTGATGGGGCATTACTGGCAATGATTCACCAGGCGATAAAGGAGCGCAGCCTTGCAAGCGTTAATCGTAGCTGGGCTAATTCTGGCGGCGTTGTCGGAACGGAGTGCTGACAATGACCATAAACCCACTTAAAACCGCATTGATTGTGCTTACGTTGTCTGGTTGCAGTTTTGCCAGCACCGAACCGGGCAAGCTGGATGCGGTTGCCGTTGGCAATACATGCGCAGCCGCCACCAATGAAACAGGCGCAGCCGTCGCTTGCAGTAACCCGGACAAACAAAAGTTTTATCACGCCTTGTTAAACCTCCTTATGAGAAAAAACAGCCATGATTAAAAATCCCGAAACAGCCGCGCAGGGTATTAAACGCATTCAAAAGGAAATGAAAAATATTTTGCGTAAAACAAATGTATCTATTCGGCAAACAATGAGAACCACCGCGATTAGATCCCGGATGAAGGATATTAAAAAATTACAGGCTGTTATAGATAACGAAAATCAGGGGGCAAAATGAATGATGCAATCAAAATAGAGGGGCTGGCGGTTGTTAAATGCACCGTGAAATGTAATACGCTTTTTGAAAATGGCGAAGAAATACAGCTTTTTGATTTAAATTTGCCGTTAGAAGGGCGTGAGGGTTCTATGTTGTTGCGTACCGTCGATTTTGCGTTGTTGGGTGATATTCTGGAACAAGTTTTTGATGCTATTAGCGAAGCACAGGAGCGGTACGAGCAAGAAACACGGGGGCTACAATGAACAACGGGAAACGCGTGTATGGGTTGACGCGCAACCAGTTTGCCCGTGTCGTGATGAAATCGGCACTTGATAACGCATGTTCTACAATGTTTATCCGTCAATGGCTGGACTGGTTCGAACAGCAGCCGGACGACGCGGGCGCATTTGGTAGATTCCGCAATGAAAAGAAAATCATGACCTATACGCTAGGTATGATACGGGCGGCGTTTAATCAGGTACGAAAGGAAACCGGGAAGGATGAAATAAGTATTGAGCACATAGGGCTTGTTTTAGAAGGTTTACAGCCCGATTTAATCGACGATGATAATATACAAAACATCGTTGATTCTGATGCGACTGCCGAGGAAATCCTATCCCGGATTTGATGAAAATAGCCGGGTAATCCCGGCAATTAGTCATAATTCAGATAAGGTTTTGCACCACAAATCAGCAATTTCTCGTTTTTCTTTCAGATATTGATAACGGTCATAATGTCGTGCTGATGTGCCTTGTCTTGCATGATTTTGTAGTATATCCCGCATTTCGATAGATACACCTAGCGCACCTGCTAACGTCTTAAATGTGCGACGAATATCACGCGGAGTAAATGACTCAAAATCATTTTTTTTGCAATATTTACGAAGTTGCTTACCAAATTCACAAGTAAGTAAATGCCCCTGCTTTGTATTCGCAGGGAAAAGATAAAGAGACTTTGGGTTTGTTTCGCATTGTTTTTTTATAATTTCAATCGCCGTTTGTGATAATGGAACAACATGAAAATTTTCTGTTTTCGAATATTCTGGGGTTATCGTCATTGTTTTTGCTACAAGGTCTATATTTGAATTTTTCATTGTGGCTATTTCATAAGGGCGCTGCCCACAAGAATGAATGCAAAGAAGTGCTAGCCTTGCAAAGTTATGATTTATAGGGCATTCATCCCCATTCAGCGCCAGCGAATCCATTAGGGTTTTTAATTCATTCCATGATAAAAACCGATCTAATGCTTTTTCCACTCCCCTCTGTTTTGGTATTACTGTTACTGGGTTGAATGGTATTTCATAACGCTTTTCTTTATTTATGTTAGCTGGATCATTATCAAAGTGAATGCCGAAATTGAAAGCCGCATGTAAGTTAGCTCTTACTTTATTTGACCCTGCAACTGCTCCGCGTTCGATAAATTCAGCCAGACACCGTGCAATCATATCTGACGTAACTTTGTTTGCCGCCATATTAGGGATGATGTAGCGACTTTTAAGCACTTGATTTAAACGTGAGCGCGTCGCATTCATAGAGCGTCGCCCGTTGGCGATTGAATAGGCAATGTAATCATCAAATAGCGCGGTAATTGACCCGCCCGGCGCTTCCGTAGGCTTTTGCTTTGAAATCATAAGCGCTTCCGCGCGTTCGAAAGCAAGGTTAAGCGAAATGTCAGGGTATAACCCTAATGACGTTAGAGATTTACCACCATCTTCATGCGCCCTGTAGAAAAACTCTTTCGCTCCATTTGTATAAACCTGTACACCTAAGCGCCCAGATTTGCGCCGCCCGGTTGAATGCCAGATAAAAAAACGATTCTTACGTGGGGTGAGCGATTCAATCAGGTTTTCCGTTAGCTGAGGTAAGTCTCTTTTTTTGACTATTTGTGCTGTTTTGGAGATTTCTTTGATGATGTTTAACAT